TAAAATTGTTCCTTTCGTTGCTTGAGATTTTTTATTGTTTATCTTATCTTTCTTATTTACATTTTCGATACCTTCGTAATATTTGAACAATATATCTCCAGCATTCAAATAATAGTTTTTTAAATTACTATTAGAAGATATTGTACTTAATTTTTCTTTAAGTTCATCAATTTCTTGAGATAATTTCATAATTTCACCAGAACTATTACATAGTGAATTACTTTGCAACTTTATCTTATTTTCTTGCAAAATTCGTAATTTTCTTTTATAAGATTCCAATTCGGAATTCTCTTCTTTTATCGTTTTAATCTTTTTTTGGTGAATCGTATCCAAAGTTACCATATTTTATATTATAATCTTTTGTTTAAGCACGCTTTCAAATAAAAAATATCATCAATTTCAATCATATATTGTAAAACTACAGTGATTGTTTTTATCGATAGTCATCATACCTCCTTTATTATCAAACTCGCCACAATAATGAGATGCAGAAAAAATAGTAACTAATTTTCTATTGCCTAAAAATTCATATCCATCTTCAACTACTTGATGGGCTCTCACAACTAATTGCAAATTATTTAACTTTAAAAAATTTTGTAATACATTTTTAGAAAAAGTATAAGATATTCCTCTATCACTATCAGCCCAATCTAAATTAGATTCATACTCTGTATGAGGATCACTCCAAAGAAGATCGCAAAGTAAACCTTCGTCCGCTATTTTTGTTGGTTTTTTAATTTCATTAATCTCAGAAATAAATCTTAAATATTTTGAAATTCCCCCATGACATGCAAAAATTAGAGGATACTCGAGTTTATTACCTATTGTCGCTGCACAAGACATATAATCAAACACATTTTGAAATTCTTTCCATATTTTTATACTAGTCCTTCTTTTGCATTCGTCAAAAAATCCGTAAATTCTTGAAACATCCTCCGTCTCATGATTTCCTCGTAGGAGTATTACATCATCTGGATACATTATTTTATAACAAAATAACAACAACAAAACCTCTAATGCTTTATTTCCCCTATCACAATAATCGCCTAGAAATAAATATCTATTATTTTTATTAGGAAGCCCTTTTTTATTGAAAATTGTTAATAAATCTTCATACTGACCGTGTAAATCACCACATATTGTTATAGGTGTTACAGTTTGTATCATCATCGGTTCTTTTTTAAATAATATTTGTACTTGTGTTAAAATTCTGGAAATAGTTTTGTTATTTGGTAAAATGTTATTATTCTGAATTAGCGAATTTGATAAGTGCAAACAATAATTTCTCCATTCGTGATTGATATCATTATTTAGTAATTCGTCATTCATTATATTTATTATATTAATTATATTACAATAAATTTATATTTAAACACAAATCTTTTTAATTACAAACGACATTCTCTCCGCACTAAAGTACGAAGCGTTTTTTTGATTTTTTTTTCGTAAAAAAATATCCCTCTGCAGCTGTATTATTCCGGACTTGGAACCCGGCACATTATTCTTATTTATAAACGTGGTGGCATTACTTTTTTTTGTTTGTTTTTGTGTTTTTTTTGTATTTTTGTAAATTAATTTATTAATCAAAACATGTCATTTTTTTATATATTATAGAGGTCGTAGAGTTGACGTGGTGGTATTATTTTACCAGACATGTCATACCTCGGCTTAAACATTTTATTCCTATTCTTTGTTCCTTCATTATAAGCATTATTCATATTTGATGACTTAAATGACTTAATTTCAAATCCATCAGACTTAATCAAGTCGTACCAAAACCACCCTAAATTGAAACCATATTTCTTATTATATTCTGCTATTTTAGAACGCGATGGTGCTTTCTCATTTGTTTCGAAATATTCAATCATACATTCCATCTTATAATGATCTGTTAGTTCAGAACGGACGATGCTCTTTTCAATTACAGATTTATAATGTCCGCTTGTATCATCGTCAATATCATTACTGTAGTTGTAAAATGCTAATGTCACTGTCCGCAAATTCTCACTATTTTCACAATCTTGCGGAATACTTTCTCTTACACCACTCTCATCTCTCATTATTATAATTATTCTAATACGATATACATCTGCTGCTGCTTGGAGTGTAATATGATCTCCCCATCCTCGATAAAAATTGTTTTCATTTTGTTGACCCGGACCTTGATATATATTATTTATATAATCTTCATAATTTGAATCAACGAAATTACAATAATAATTTTTGTAATTTAAAAGCTGTAAATACACCTGTTTACGTATTTCAGAGTGTTTTTCTTCATTGGAGTGAAGCTGATGTGCTAATGCTCTAAACTGGCAATTTCCATCTGCCTCAACATCAATCTCTGTAACCTCTGTAAAGACGGGTTTTAAGTAATTTCTAAAAGTAATATCGAAGCGGTCGTACTTCGGAAAAATCCTTCTAGATCTTAAGTAATTCCTGAAAGCAACATCTAAACATTTGTAGGTATCTAACTCTCTTTCGTTGCTTATGAATATATATTGATTTATTGTGTTCATATTTTGTTGACAATTTATAAATCCTTAAATATCGTCGTATATTGATGCTAAGATGATAAATTAATCATTTTTTATATAATAATAATTAACATACTTTATCACATTTTAAATTCAAAATACCATCTTCCGTCATCATAATATTTTAATGGTACCAAATCTAAAGTCGTATTATAACATTCACAAAAATTAAATAAATCTGATTTTAACAATTGTAAATCAATATTTACTTCAATTGTTGGATTACATAGAATTTTTTTTACTTCTAATGTATTATTTAATGAATTTGATTCACAAATTAAATAATATAACGGAATATTTTTGATATTTATTTGAAAATCAATTTTTTTTTCAATACTTTTATAATATTTTCTTAATAATTCTTCATTCATATAAAAAGGCACCCATCCTAAATAAATTGAGTTAGGTTTATTATATAATAAATAACGACATGCATCCTTATATATAGATTTATAAGTCTCAATCATTTCATTTTGATTATAATCTTGTATTCTTTTACTACGATAATCAATAAATTTATACATATTTGGGAAAATTGTAAACATAGTATCAGTTGAATGCTTTATAAAAGATTTGTGAATTATTTCTGGAGGTTTAAGAGAAAACATATTTTTTGTTACAAATAACAACAACACATAAATTGATTTAAAAAACATTAATATATATTAATGTTTTTTATGAAAATATTTTTGTCTATCCACTAAATGAAACACCTGCCATTCCACTACTTATCTTCAATAAATTATAATTAACAGCGTAAACATATACATTGTAATCATAATATTTAGAATTACTTGCATCTGGCAAAAGTGGATTCATTTCAAGTTCCAATTCTATATTATGTATAGTTGAAAAGTTGCAAGATCCGGACGGCTGAAAGCGTTCCGGAGCAAGGGCAAAGGAATAAAAATTAAGACCGGACTTATCATTTTTAAAAGAATGTTGATAAGATTGCAAATGTTTATAAAATAGTGATTTTTGAGTTGAAAATCTCTCTAATCCATTAAATAGTAATCTGCTCGCCTTTATAATGTCTTCATTATAGTGTTCAAAATTAAACTTAGTAGGTATTAAAGCTCTGTTATTTTGATCATCATTGTCTAAAGTTTGTTTTACTCCATTAATTTCATAAATTGTATTTCCACTGTATTCGTAGTATAAATTATCAGCTGTTTCCGCACCTAGCAACTTTATATAAGCGTCACTATGCGGGGGTATATATTCATCTATCCAATTTGTATAATTATTAAAAGAATTTAATCTATTGACGTCTGATCGCTGTCCAAACCAAACAAGATACTTACATGGATGCTCAAAACTTAAATTTAAACTTTTTGTATTTGCAACACCAATGAATTCTTTTCTGTTTACTTGTTCAATCAAATATTCATGATTGTTTCCTGCAAATTTTCTTCTTTCTACTGAATCTAAAAAAATATAATTTGCAATAATATGACAATCTTGATTCCAACCCTGCATATTGGTCGGACCATCGCTTAATAACATTCCATCTTTAAAACTATTTTTTGGAACGGACGTTATGAAGTTACCAATATGATGATGAGGTAAAGTCGCGTCAGGTGCTGTTCTACTTTTTTGTGGAACGTTACCAGTAGTTCGTGTTTCTATTAATGTATATAACTCTGTAATCGGTCTCATTTCAAATTCTAAACTAATTTCATGATATTGTAACGCAATAAGTGGTAGAGCGAGTCCAGGATTTGTAGTAAACCAAAACGGAATTGGAACAAATATCTGACGTCCTTTAATGCTTGGTGGTTGCAAGAAACAATTCTTTCTAAATTCAGAAAAGTAGTATTGTTCCGAATCTGGATTTACATTTTCTGAAGGATCGAGTGATGAGGATGGATAAAATCCAGCATTTATGCCATTATTTGATGGTTTAAACAAATCAGGGTCGTGACCAGTTATTTTATCGAAATTATTTTTACCTGCAGTGTCCAAAAAAATTTCATGATAAATTTCTATCCATTGACCAAATAATTCTGATATTTTAGATCCTCCAATTGTTAAAGTACATTTTTTTATTATTTGACAACCTATATTCGGTAACCATTGAAATTCTTTATTAATTGAATCTGCATTTTCAGATTCTTTTTCATAAGACGAATAAATATCAGGTAAATTTATTGAAAAATAGAGTTTATTAATCAAATCTCCATTTCTGGCAATTTTGCATTTTAATTGTGTTTCTACATTATATGCTAAATTTTGTGTTCCTTCAAAATCAAGTCGTATTGCTTCCATCGAAAAGTTTGTATGATGTTTATATACAGATTTAAAATAAGTCATTTGTGGATTTCCATTTAAATAAACATTTTCAGCACCACTTCTTTGTAATTGTATAATTCCTCCGGTCATATTAATTATATCTTAGATATATAAGATTATATTATACCACATTTTATGAAAAAGGTATAGTATATAAATACAAATACAAATACAAATACCAATACAAATACAAATACAAATACAAATACATACAAATACAAATACAAATACAAATACAAATACAAATACAAATACAAATACAAATACAAATACAAATATAACCACAGATTGTAAATATTTTTGAGATTCTTATTTAGTTTAACTAAAGTCAATTACATAATTTTGATTATTTTTATTATTTTGCAACATATCAGAATTAGGTAATGTATTTAAACAATATATTTTATAAATTATTGATTTTTCAGAACGAATATATTTTTCTTTAGATTTTACTCCGTAATTTTTTATTCGTAACAATTGTCTCAATATAGTTATTGAATTTTTGGGAGTTATATCATTTAAATAGGTTCGTGCTTTGCATGGTAGATAATATTTTTCTAATTCACTTTTTAATGCATATAATTTTTCAACTGTTTTATTTTCCAAAATATCTTCTTTACTAAATTCATATAAATCATTGATAGATGTTAATCCAAACGTTTGAATCACTTTGTCAATTACAGAGTCTGGGGGAATTGATTTGAATAATTGATTCTTAACCATCTAATTTAAT